TTACTCATTCTCAGAATATTTGTAAGTACCGTCCTCCTGGAGAACAATCGTGCCGGCAGCTTCCTCGATACAACCGTCCGTGTCAATCGTTCCATACGTAGCCAGGTATGAAAGAGAACCCTGGAACTGGATGCCGGTACCGTCTCCGCATGAGATTGTTACCCAGTTGTAACCGGAATCTTTTACAACCTTGTTGCAGAACTCAGCAAATTCTTCATTCGTGGTAGCTTTCAGAAGCTCTTTATCCACGACAACCTCAGCCCACTTTGTATCGTTCTTTTCTTCATGCTCCGTTACCGGTGCGGTCATAAGAACATTGATACTCTCAACCTGAGCGGTCTCTGCCTTTTCCTGTCCCACGCTTACTCCCGGTGTTTCCTCCTCCGATTCAGCTTCTGTTTCCGGAACGCTCTCAGGTTCCTTAACTTCGGTCTCCTCTGCTTCGGTCTGCTCCTCAGTCGCTCCCTCTGTCTCTGTTTCTTTGTTGGCCGCTGCCTCCATGCCATCTTTCACACCATCACTGAAACCGCATCCGCAAACAGATACTGCCATCATAGCCACCATTAACCATACAACCACTTTTTTCATACTTCATTTCCTCCGCTTCGTGTTTTTCGTTGATTATACCATGCAAACCTATTTTTGCATAGCAAGATTTTATGTTGCCGGCATGAGTACGGGCTGTGCTGCTCCCTTTGCCGCTCCCGAATCCGCTTCTTTGTGAGCTTGGGAAAGTTCCGGATTATCAAACACATTCCCCACCAGGTAAGCGTAATCCTCTGTAGTACCCAGCGGCATAGGTTCTTTTACCTGGTAAAGCTCCTCTACATCCCTAGAGACTGCAAAGAAGCCGACACTTTCCATCCATGCCTTATCTGCCGGGCAAAATGCCATATACTTCCCGTAGCAAATCTCGAACAACAGATTGTCCGGATTCCGGTACACATCGCCCTCAAACAGAACGTTCCCCGGTATATCGTGCCTGTCACAGCATCTGGTGACCGTTTCCGGCTCTAATTCTTCCCAGATAGGGAAATCTTCCTCGTACCGCTCCAAAGCCTCCTCCCAGCCGTATTCCATGGCGAGATAGGCTTTTTCCGTCAGTCCTTTATCCTCCAGACCGCACCCCATCGCCATGCCATTGTACGCCGGTCTCTCCGGCTCCAGATTCGGAGAAACCAGGGCAAAAGCCCTGTTTCCCATGCAAACAACCGTTCCAATGATCCAGGAACCCGTCTTTTTTGATTTTCCTCTGTATAATTCCATACTAACCTCCTGATAGAAAATCTGCCCCACTAGGGGGCAGGATTTTAAGATTTACGGATTGCGAAGCCAGGGGCTACGCCAAACGAGGCGGATGCGTAGCTGTAGCTGGCACCGCCGTCGTAGTTGACATAGCAGAAGCTGGCGGTGCTGCTGGCGGACGGAGATGCCAACCACCTCCATGTTGTGTCTCCATCTTCATCAACAACAATACAGTTCGTTCTCTCCTTGTAGAACGGAAACTGTTTGTCTACCCCGTTGTATTTTGCATAAATCTCCTCTCCATGAACCTCGTACTCGGACGGTAGAAAAAGAAGATCCTCACACTCCAAAGTAGAACCATTCTGAATCTGAATAGTTTTCTTAGGTGAAAGCATTTCTACCAGTTCATCCGGAAGCAGAGCCAAGATTTCGCTATTCAGGTATTCTCTCATTTTGCAATCTTTCCAGCCTCCTTTGTTCGTCCACTCCTTGTTCATCCGGTGATCTTCCCCGACAGTGTTGCGGAAGCAGAAAATAACTTCACCGTTCTGGTATAAGTCTACGGCTGCCACCGCTATTACGGCTCTACTGCCATCCTTTAAGGTTTCCGTAATCTCCGTTCCTGGTTTCAGCTTCTCAGTCGCTTTCCCGGAATTGATGATTTCCAGAACCTCTTTCCATGTGACATTGCTCGTTTCTGTTCTTTTGATAGTTGCCATTTTGCAATCCTCCTTAAAATAATTTTTCCTGTTGAAAATCTTTTATAGTAAACTGCCTCTCGTAATTCATCCAGACAGTTTCTACCCTGTTTCCTCCGTATTCAGCATTTGACCGGAACTGCTCCTTGTGCCAGCCTTTTAACATGCTGTCGTAAAGTTCCGATTCATAACCGCTTATCATTACCATAGCCTCTGAGTTTTTCAGGACACCCAGTAACTCCTCATGGTCTGCATCCGTCATTTCATGCTTGTACTGTTTTGCTGTCCTGGTTCCCAGGATATACGGAGGGTCTATGTACATGAAAACATCCGGATAATTGAACCTCTTTATTATTTCCAGTGCCGGCCTGTTGTCTATCTGGACACACCGCAAGCGTTCTGCGGTCTCCAGGATAACCTCCGGCAGATTGTACCAGTTCCGGAGAGCGTACATACTCTCCCGACCGTGTACATCGTTTTTCCAGCCCACCCGGTACCCATTTGTCCGGAACCCATGACCTTGCCAGCATGTAGTCAGAAAGTCAGCCGCTCTCTGGAAATTGTCCTGCTCCTCATTCGATGTAAACGCTCTCTCATACTCATGTCTGGAATAAGGCGTTGTCGCAACAATTCTGGCCAGTCTGTCCGGATCATCCCGTATGCAACGGAATAGGTTCGGTACGTTGTTGTCAAGGTCATTTATCATTTCAATTCTGCTCGGCTCCTTTGAGAAGAAAACAGCTCCGCTCCCAAAGAACGGCTCCAGGTACGTGTGGTGTTCCGGAATCCTTGCTACAATCTCTCCGGCAATCCTCCATTTACTCCCCGGATATTTCAGAACCGGTTTCATCGGGACCAGCCACCTTTCTCTCAAAGAAACTCTTTACAACCTCGCATACCGCTCTTGCCTTTGCTCCCCCGATGCCACGGATGTTCTGCATTTCCTCCTCCAGACCAGCCAGATCCGGAACCTCTGCTGCTTTTTCAGATACCGCTCTTTCTCCGGCTCTGTACCCGTTCTCATATACTGCATTCAGATACTCTTTCATGTCATTGTGATCCATTTTTCGGATGCGGTCATACTGCTTTCTATTCAACTCATATTTTTTCATGTCCTGTTATTCCTCCATCATTTCTACGTACAAATTACCGATTGCCTTGTTTTCCTGGACTGCGATAATGCTCCTGATCTTCCCTACCGGTTTCCCATCATAGCTTACTCTGTACCTGGTTCCTGCCTTTGTCGGGTCGGTATTCGGGAGGCGTTCCATTTCCACCTTTTCCAGCTCCCACCCAGGACCTACTATTTTGTCCAGGCATGACGTAATAGCCGCATCCGTTGACCTGGCTATCTGCTGTGCAAATTCCTCTACCGGAGAAAACATTTCCATGCCTCCAGACTGCGTTATAGCCTCATTCTGCCTTTTTATTGATACTCTTGGAAATTCCATGCTTTACCCCTCCTGGTTGCTGATTTCGTCCATCTGGGAAACAATCCTGTCTGTCTCGTATGACGGAATGATTCCCATTTTCCCCAGGCTTGCCACAAACCGGACACCTTTCTCATAATTTTCCGGAGTGTTTGCACCGAAGCACTCCTCCACGGCACCCTCCAGAGGCAGACCGTTTTTGCCTCTGTCTTTCGTCAGATACTTAATCAGCGGCGATATGTCATAACCTATAAACGTGATGTAATTCTGCCACGGTTCATATCCCCAGCCCATCGGCTCCCAACTCATTGTATTTTCCTTGTATACAGGCTTGAATCTTTTCCCATTCAGGATCACTTCGCCTTTCCGGACATATTCCACCTTGATTCCTGCCGCCTCCAGCTCCAGGAGGTGCTTAATAAAACGCCCCCAGAGCTTGTCAATCTTTTCTTGTTTCGAACAAATATAATTCATTTCAGACCTCCTAAATGTACTTTGCGTATTTCTCACTGATAGATGCCACCCATTCCGGATCCAGCTTATCCGGGTATGTACTCCAGGCGTTCTTATAGCTGTTCCACCACCATCCACGAGATTTCAGTGCTACAATCAGCTGCCGTTTCGGACGCATCAGGAATTTTATATAAACCCTGTCGCCCTCTTTGTATGCTGTAAGGTTGGCATCCTCGAAAAATACTTCTTTCCGGATTTCCTTAATTTCTCCGGCAAGCGACTTCTGGTACAGCTTCGCAATAGTGCTGTTCTTACGCCACTTGTATTCTGGGTACAGCTCCTCGTAAATCCGGATGAAAGAGGCGTTATCATACATTGCCAATTCTGCCAGGTGGTTTGTAGGATCACACGGATTGTCCGGCTTCCTGCAGAACTCAATCAGCTTCAACAATTTCTCCGCCTTATCGTTTTTCTGCTGTCCTCTTTTTATCTGATCCTCCAAGTCTTTGAACCACTCCGAAAAAGCTGCGGAAAGCTCCAGGATTTTATCTGACTTATCCAGCTTCCTGGAATTGTATTTTGCTGGACCTGCCACCATTACACTGACATGCTGTGCCTCATATTTCAGCATTTCACTCCATTTCTCATGCAGTTTATCCAGAATGGATTGCTTTTTCTCCTCTGAGATCGGCCAGGACAACACTCTCTCCACATACACCTGATATTCATGCTCGGATATATCGCCCCTCTTTCCGCCAAAGCTGTTACTATTCGCCCTGTGAATCAGGTCTTTGTTTAATTCTTTTACTGCTATGCTCATTTCCTACACCCTTTCCACATAATCCACGCTGTTTGCCTTGCATCCGAACTCTGGACACAACGACCGCCACAATTCTTCCAGCTCGCTCATGTTCTTTGCGTCCAGCTCTGTTTCATCGTTACCGTTAAAACCAATGCGATAGGTCTGGGCGCCGGTATCACCCACGACCACGCCTTTTCCTGCTTCTCTGATTGTCACTTCTGTACCTCCTCCAGTAACGGAAAATGATCTTTCAAAAAGAATTTCACCAGCTCCGCATCTGCGAGTGGCAGAATATCCGGACCGTTCTGCAGTCCGAAAATGATGTCTCCAACAATCGGCGTTCCGTGGTTCTGGATGCCATAAAGGAACGAACCGACAGCGTTTACCTCTCTGTTTTTCACAAGTCCGGATTCATCAACAATCATTACAACCGGCTCACGAAACAGGTCATACATGATCTGGGTTTTTACAGTCTCTGTGCAATCAGCCCCGATTGCCTTTCCCCAGGAGCCAAGGCTCCAGTTCGGAAGCTCCTCAACCGATATTTTGTTGTCAGTAGTGATTTTTACTGTTTTTACCATGGTTTTCCTCCTAATCTCCTATGTAGTACCGCTCCTCGTAGCCATCCTCGTACACCTTTACATCATGGTACGGGTCAAGCCTGGTCTTTGTGATTCTTCCATGAACCGGATCCCGGTATTCAACCGGTTCCGATTCATCCTCTAACTCTCCAGTCACGATACCCAGGGCAATATCAATGTCACTCATTCCAGCTTTTTCAGCTTCTTGCACTGTCATAGGTTCACTCCTCCTCATAATCTTCATAGTCAATGTTCGCCGCTTCACAAATGCTCTCATAATCCGAACCATTCTCGTACATGTTCTTAATAACCTGACCGTGAACAGTGCCGTACCACTGATTGATGTGTCTCTCGATTTCCGCATTTAAGCGATGATTTCCTCTATCTGCCATCTACTTTTCCTCCTCCAGAACGATCTTCTCCTGGTACTCATACTGCGCTACCGGTGTGCTATCACAGCGGTATCTGTTCAGCCTCCAGCCGCTATCATACGGGCGGAACTCCATGTAACCGTCAGTGCTGATGCTGATACTGGCAGATTCCCCGAATGGACTTTTTGCCAGTGCCTCCCTGATCTGTTCGATTAGAGGATATACCTCTTTTGCCAGTGCTACGAACTGCTCTTTCTTGTTTTCCATTTCGCTGATTTTTTTCTCTTTGCTCATTTCTCTACCTCCTAAAAATTGTAATCATAAAACTCATGGCGACCTTTGCTCAGTGACAGGTTTCCTGGCTGACCGTATCTCTGGTATTTTCTGGACCAGTGGAACGTGTACTCCGTACCGTTTTCGTCCGGCTGGTAGGTGTATGTCTGCTCGTCCTGGTTTGTACAATGTGCGGCGAATCCTCCAGGAATCCACTCTGGCTTAAAATCCGGATTCAGCGTTGCCTTGTCTCTGCGAACAGTGGCGGTACTCTTTGTAACCTTTATAACGGTTGCGGCGTATCTGTCACTCCAGAGGTTCACGGTAACACCATCGCCCACCTGGATGCTTGCCGGTGTCAAATAATGCTCTCCGAACTGTGCAACCTTTTCTTTAGCTCCCCGGAAACAGAAACCGGCAAGTTTTCTATTTCCGTTTTTCAGATACTCAGCTGCTCTCTGGAAATGTCTTACGATTTCACTGTCCTGGATGATGTATGGTGCGTTGTCCGGGTCTATTGCCCGGATAATCACTAAAATACTGCTTTCTTTCATGGTGCTACCTCCTATTTATTAACTTCCTGGTCGAGAATTAACAAAATACCCTCTATCGCATACGGTAAATCATACGGAACGATTCCCTCTTTGTTTGCCTGGTCGAACATAGCGTTAATTCCTGCTATCTGCCACTCCTCGATTTCTTTCCGATTCTTCTGAATGTACTTGTATGCTCGCTGACAAGATTTCAAACAATCTTTCATAACACGCACATTATTTTCTGAACAGTCAACCGCCACAACCATCGTGTCTGGATTCTCGGCTTTTGCCTTTTCAAAGTTTCTACGGTTCTCCTTTCCTTTTTCCTCCTCGTCAAGCATCTCTCCGGCAAACCAGAAGCCTAACTTCTGAATACGTGTTGACATTTTCTTCAAGGCTTCCATTTTTTCGGGTGCAACCTCCAGTTCTGTCTCCTGCTCAATCCAGATATTTACTGTTTCTCCAGTGCTGAGATTAACTTCCAGCCTGTCGTTCAGGTCGCAAATATAATCGTAAAAATGACCGTCAGCGGTGCTTCTGAAAATCGGGTAGCCGGCTCTCTGGCTACTGTCCTCGTCCTTTGCGTAATCTGTTGGGAAAATCTCATTTACCCTGTTCCATGCTTCCTCTGCACTTTTTTCTCTAAAATGTCTGTTTGCCATCTTTATACCCTCCGTTTCGTGCGTTCGTTTTCTTTTGGTGTGTTTCTATGCTTAGACTTTAGCGTACCATGGTGCGTTGTGTCAAGCCTATTTTTTCATTTTTTAGAAATTATTTTTGCAATAAAAAAGAACGCCCATTTTTCAGGACGTTCCATTTCATCAAAATGCTTTATTTCTCAGCCTTTTTGCTGATTTCCAACAAGTACCCCATAGAAACCAGGATTGCCTCCAGGGAATCGTAGTACAGATTTTCTTTTTCCGCTGCTGCAAAGAAATCCGCCTCGCAGAACTTTAACAGCTCCCCGTCTTTCCTGGCAACATGGATCTGGTACCCAAAAGCATCTAAAATACGTGTCATGGTGTTAAACCGTGGGTTTCTGTTATTCAGCTTGTCCCAGAAATTCTGACGGCTCATTCCGGCAACCGCCGCCGCTTCTGATTGTGTCATTCCGTTTTCGTCTATATGTTTTACAATAAAATCTACCGCTTTCACCTTTTTACCTCCTGGTTTTTCTTTATGCTATCGCAGTTATCCTCCCATTGTCAATCCGAACAAATCGAACAAAGACAGCTGGCCGGTAGGAAGCGGCTTTTCCTCCGGTTCCTGGTTCAGAATATCTTCCGCCTTTTTCCGGCAGTCCTGGAACGATTCCAGATACCGCTCCGGATGCTCGTGCCTCCTCATTTCCACCAGAGAATCTTTTTTTATAAAACTTTTAAGACCGGTAACATAGTTAATTACGTTCATGATGCTGATCTGGCTTTTCTGCTTCTCTGTGAGCTTATTTACAGCCTCTTTCAAATACTGGTAATCTTCATTCGCTTCGTATGCCGCCAGACTTCCTATGGCGTGTTTCCGGATTTCTTCCGGGAGTGCCATATATTTATTGTCCACCTCTGTCGGAAGCTCCCAGAAATACTCCTCCGGGTATTCATCAGGAAGTAGTTCTGCTTCGCACTGCCTTTTGTAGTAAATGATATGATTACGTACCAGGTTCATATTCGAACCATCTTCCCAAAACGGATCACCGGCACCATTCTGCAGAATATGGTTCCAGCGTTCGTATCTATCCCTCAGCTCTTTCCCTAACTTTTCTGCTGTTGATATACTCTTTGCCATCCAGTTTTCCTCCTAAAAGTTAATCTTTATCTATTAGCCATAACAAAAACTTTGCCAATCCGATCATCGCAAATCCGCCTATTATTCCATAAAACGCTGACACTCTGCATCTTGCCGTATTTCTGCCTGATTTCCAGGCTATTCCTCTTTTTCCGTGTACCTCTCGCCATTACATTTGTAAACAGCATCATAGGGAACTTGGTTTATCTCATTCAGATACTCGCAATACGCCATGCACTCTTCCCTGGATTGGAATAAAATTTCTTGGCTCTCTTTCTTTAACAGTGCATCGAAGCTCGTACCCGGTTCTACTATTGCACTATCCGCATATACGGTTGACGCATAATCAATACAGTAGTATCTTTCCCCCTCTTTTCCGCAGGATTTATACCATGCAACAATCTTTCCCTGTCTGTCTGCCAGTTCATAGCGTACCATTCTCTCTGGAACGGCTACCATATCCCCGATCTGGCGGATAGTCGGACAGAAACCGTTCTCCTGGTAGAAGCTCTTAATAGCTTCCAAAATTTGTGCGTGTCTTTCTTTCATGTGCTGCTCCTTTCATTGTCCGCTCCTGAGCATACAGAATAACAGCTCTGTCATGGACCTTTTTCTCAATCCTATATTGCACGGCTTTATAACAGCCAGCTTCCACCTGTTTACTTCCCCGTCAATGGGCGTAGGGTTCTCGAACTCGTCTGTAGCCTCTGACATATACGGTATTGCAACCATGATACCGATATGGGCTGAGGATTCCGGGAAAACCTCCTGCAAGTGTTTCCAGAACTTACCGCTCCTCATGTCCGGGAGAATGTCCTTATAACACTGCATCGTTGTAACTATGTAATTCTTTTCCCCCAGGAAATTCAAACCGTTTCCACTGTATACATCCTCTTTGCAACTCTTTACCTCGTAGCATACGAAAATCCCTTTTTCCAATGCTGATATAGCACATTGATTGTCCGGGATAAACTGCATGTAGTCCACTCGTTTCCCTTTACCTTTTGTGGACCATGGATCAATGCTGACTTCACTCGCCCAATACTTCCCAATTCCTCCGAACCTCTCTTTTTTGAGTAGCCTCCCCAGAAACTCCGTTGTCTCTTTTCTGTTCATGATTAACAAGCCTCCTCGTAATATTTGAATACTATACAGTCAAATTGAGGGTCGTACCTGGCAGATTCCGGAACGATGCCCTCTTTTTCCAGAACGATTTCCTCCAGATCGCCCTCGTACAACTCCTCGATGGAACAACCGTACTTTTTCTCCAGTTCCTCTATTTCATCATCCAGGAACAGCGTACCCTCCTCCAGATATGGCTCCTCGTTTTTTCTGGGTGCTTCCAAGCTCTCACGAACATGCTCCCAGTATTCATCCTCATTCGGTATCAGCCACACAGCCATCACCTACCATTCTTCCGGAAGAAACACTCTGACCGCTCCGTTTTCTGCCTTTACATACACCTTTATTTCATCCTGGAATATATCTGTTTCAATGCCAAATTCTTTTTTCATAACCTCCCTCAGTCTGTCAATAAGCTCCATAACCGTTACCCCCTTTCTGTGAATTTTTCTGCAAGCATCCTAAGCTCTGATATTGTCTTTGCCAGGTTGTCCAACGATTCAAGTATTGCATCCAGGTCTTTTCTTTCCTCGGCATCAATATTTCCATCCGCCGCTATGGAAATAAGCCTCTTTTTCATTGCGTGGATTTCTTCATCATCCAGCCCGTTCAGAAGCCGCACCGTGATTCCTTGCAGACTGTCTATGTTGGTTGATACCGGTAAGCCTTTTCCTATAGGACATTCTTTCTTGCAATACATGTTCTTCAGTTCCGGAGCTTTGTAAAGGTCAGCCATCATAACCACCGTATCAACCGGTACGCTCTTGGTTATCCCCAACTCATGGTTTGCCAGTGTGGACGGGGAAATCCCTAAAAGCTCCGCAGCACTTTCCCTACTATTCAGTTTTTCGTTGTACGATGCCGCCTTTTTCCTACAGGCGAAGTAAACGTTTTCATTACAGTTTGTACAGTTACTCTCCATGTTCCCTAAACCTCCGTTACCGTATAATATCCTTAGACTTGTTATTCGCTATCTGCATCCGGTATTTGCAGATAGTCACTAATCTTTTTTACGGCAACTGGGCTGTATACCCTGCCATTAAGGACCGAAGAAACGTATGGTCTGGTCAATCCGAGGCTGCTTGCCAGTTCGTTGACCTCTAAATCCATGTCGATCATCTTCTTTTTTGCTTCCTTACACCAGGGAGACAACTTTTTTGCCATCCAGATACCCTCCTTTTCTTTACATTTGTGCGGTTTTCGATTAAAATGAAAGAGATTATGTTTTTGCGTTTGTTTTTCGTTCTCAAATTCATTTTACATTTGTTACTTTAGCGTACTATGGTGCGTTCTGTCAAGCAGAATTTTTCTTTTGGTGCGTTATTTTTTTGGAGGTGCGTATGTTTTACGACAACATTTACAAAATATGCAACGATAAAGGGACAACACCCACTACCGTTTTGAAAGAGCTTGGTTTCAGTTCCGGGAACGTCAGCAAGTGGAAAAACGGCTCTGTTCCCAATATCGAAATGTGCTTAGCTATTGCCAGGAAGCTCAACGTATCTCTGGATTATCTGATTACACTCGATGGGCCGGCTTCTGATAGTGCGTTGTCTGATTCAGACAGAGAATGGCTGGACATCATCGCCCATATTCCGGAGGAAAAGCAGAAAATGTGCAAAGATTTCCTCCGTACCCACATGGTAGTCCCGGAGAAATATGCCGACCGTAAAAGGGGATAATAACCAACGAATATTTTGAATGGTTCAGGAATAACAAGAAAATACAGAAATGACGGAGGTGTGTTTATGGAGAGCAATAAGCCCGTAATAGAGCTGCTATTGAAAAGAGACGAGGATCCGGAAACCTTTGTCTTTGAATTGCAACGTCTCCTGATGTGCTACCAAGTAGCCAGTCGGGAAGATAGAAATGTGGTATGGGCGGCTCTAAACAAATATGCTGCTCAGGTAGATAAGATTAGCCCCGAATAGGGGCTTTTTCTGTTGGAGGGAATATATGAGTAGGACAACGAACAAAAGACCTGGAAAAGCCAAATCCGGACTTTCCAGAAAGCAAAAAGTAGCAATCTATATCAGGGTATCAACGCTGTATCAGGTGGACCGTGATTCTCTGCCGATGCAGAGGAAAGACCTGATCGCATACGCCAGCCTGATTCTCGGTATAGAGGAATACGAGATATTCGAGGATGCCGGCTACTCCGGAAAGAACACTGACCGTCCGGCTTTTCAGGAAATGATGCAGAGGATCCGCAAGGGAGAATTTACCCATGTACTCGTCTGGAAGATAGACCGTATCTCCAGAAATCTTCTGGACTTTGCGGAAATGTACGAGGAATTGCAGGATCTCCGGGTTACTTTTGTCAGTAAGAACGAACAGTTTGACACTTCGACTGCTATCGGAGAAGCCATGCTGAAAATTATCCTGGTATTTGCAGAACTTGAACGTAACATGACCTCTGAGCGTGTCACAGCCACTATGATCTCCAGGGCAAACAGCGGGCTGTGGAACGGTGGCCGCATCCCTTTCGGGTATGATTATGATCCGGATAAAACAGCGTTTTCCATCCGGGAGGACGAGGAAAAGGTCTGCCAAATGATAAAGAATGACTACATGGAGCATAAGTCGCTCGTACACACTTCCCGGATGCTCAATGCTTCCGGTTACAAAACAAGAGCCGGTGCCGAATGGTCTCCCACTGCTGTCTGGATCATTATCTCCAGTCCTTTCTATGCCGGTATATACCGTTACAACCGGTATAAAGGAACGGAGCGGCGTGTCGAAAATCCGGAGGACGAATGGATTATGATCCAGAACCACCACCCGGCAATCTTTTCCCTGGAGGAACACGAGAAAATGCTGGCCATACTGGACGAGAACTCACGCAACCATAGGTCTGTAGGTCAGAAACACCAGACCGAACGTGTGCATATTTTCGGAGGCATTGCTTACTGTGGAAAATGTGGAAGCAAGATGGTTTCTACTCCTGGCAGACTTCATGCGAACGGTTATCGTCCAACAAATTACAGCTGTCCGAAGCATCGAAAGACCAAAGAATGTGATAACCCAACTGTGTCAGATACTCAGGTAGGGGAATTTGTCATAAACTATATTCTTAATATGCTCAGAGCAAAGAAAAGGTTCTCCACGATCGAGAATCCGGAGGACCTGGAACGCTGTCTCCTATACGGGAACACCTTTTCAGAGGTTGAACATATAGACGGCAACGGTCTGAATGAATATTTCAATCTTCTTTCCAGGTACGGCTCTGATGATTCCTATACCTTTTCCGTCAAGAAGTCCCGGAAGAAAAAAGCTGAGGTTGACCCGGAGGTGGAGACTCTGAGGAAAGAGAAAGAAAAACAGGAACGTGCCATGAAAAGGCTCCAGGACCTCTATCTGTACTCTGATACCTCTATGTCGGAAAAAGATTTCATCATCCGGAAAACGGAAATTTCAAAACGCCTGGAGGAGATCAACGCCATGCTGGGTATGGTTGCCAAAAACAGTGAACCCTCTCTATCGGACGAGGAATTTGTCCGCCAGGCAAGCCACCTGTTAATCTCCAGGGAGCTGCAAAACAGGCAATACATATATTTCAAAAACCTGGCTCAGAACGTTTCCCCGGAAATTCTGAAAGCATACATGGAAACCGTCCTGGATTCCGTGCTGCTCGTGGACGGGCGTGTGTCCTCCATCGTGTTCCGGAACGGTCTGACCCACAAATTCAAATACAAATCGTGACCGGCGTAAATTCCGGCAGCAAAAAACCGGCAGGAACATTTCGCTCTTGCCGGTTTCTTTATCGCTATACGGTTATGCCATTATCCCACAGTTCCTCACTTGCCAGATCCAGCGTATCATCCCAGACTACGCCGTAGCCGCAACAGCTTACTTCCGCTCTGCAGAACAGTTCTGGATTGTCTCTCATTTTCTCAAACTCCGGGATTTCATCAAACAGAGGTTTTACATCGTACCGCTTTACCACTCCACCCGTGAACTCTGCCTCCAGTATGAAATCTTCCAGCGGTGTTACTCTTTTCAGTACGCCATCCAC